ATAACCTTCGAGTCTTTACCTGAAGTAACAACGGGATATGTTGCAGTATAGAATGTCTCCGCATCATCAACGAATGCAAACTCATCGAGGTAGAGTAAGTTAATTGACATACCACGAATGGAACTTGAAGACGTTGCGGCTGCAACAACCTTACTATCATTTGCGAATTCGATGGAACCTTTGTTGAGAATCTTAACGCCCGGCTGTAAAAAGAACGGAACCGATTCTAACATAGTTACAATACGGGATATCATCTCCCTTGCAATTGCACCTTTGTTCGCAAGTACCGCCACTGTGACTTCGGGGTGAAAGACAATAAACCATAGTAAGTATGCACAAGATGTGATCGACTTACCACTCTGTCTTGATGCAAGAACAACATTGAAGCGATTATCATCGTAATGTTTTATAAGTTGGTCTTGATATCCACGAAGTTTGAACGGAACCATACCTTCATCTAGGGATATGATTTGTGTGTAGTTTTCTATGAAATGACATGGGTCTTGTGAACACTTTACATATTCCGCCATCTCATCTTCAGTATACTGGTGTTCAATACCAGCACGCTTGATTAGGGTGTTTCCTAAGTAACCTTCGTTTTTATTTACGGTCATAGTGTAGTTTAATCAACAGACTTCTGTTTTTTAAGGAACTTTTGCAACTCGGATGTACTACCAACATATAGATGGTTGTGTTGTGTGCCGATTTTCCCAGCAGCGGCATCTTCGTCTTGTAGTTTCTTTAGTTTGTGTTGCACGTCCAGTAACTTTTCAGCGGTCTCGCCAACAGTCTTTATTAACTGTCCAGCGACCTCGTAAGCCCTTGGGTTCTCCGTTTCTTTACAAACATCTAGTATCCCCTCAATGGCATCTTGCCCTCTCTCTACGAGTCCGTAGAGGTTCTCACGGGTATATTTGTAATCATTGACAATACTTTCAGATTGGTCTGTTGTGGTGGGCAATTTCTTAACTTCACGGACTATCTCACCAGTCTGAACCTTTATATCTGAAGTAATATCTAAAGTATCGTTCAGTCTAGAATCTATATCTTTTGGCATAATTAACTCGCATCCGTAACCTTATCCTCAGTAAATGTGGAACCAGCATCGTCATCATAAAATTTAACCGTCTCAGCAACAACAAATGTGTCGGACGGACTCACAGAACCGACAAACTTAAGTGTCGTACCCTGAATAATTGTAATAGCAGCACTTAATGTGATACTCAGTTTATCAGCAGCAATCGCTGTAACTGTAGGATTAGTAGCATTCCCAGTTGCAAATACTTCATCACCTATACTTATACTGTTATTTATTGCAGTAGGAAAGGTCACTGCTGTAGAGCTGGACACTACATTAGCAACTTCACCAAAGGCGGGCTCATAGTGTTTAACTTCTTTAACAAGACCTGAACCATCAATCTGCGATGATGTAAAGTTGCCGTTAGACTGATTAATGTATGATCTTTCAACAACATTTTTAATCACATTCCCTGTGTATACAGGCCCAAAGAAATACAGTTTCATCTGAAACGTTAGTGTGTACTCAATCACACGCCTTTCTTCCAACGTTCCTTCATAAGAATCTTCCATAGTAACACTATTAAGTGAGATTGGCACATCTCTTATATCGGACATGTCATCAATCATCTTCATGGTAACTGTATATTCGGGTTGGAAATATGGTAGTATCTGTTCTACAATCTGCAATGCATCGTTCATGTTCTTCGCAAGAACACTTAGTGTAAAGTCGAGAGTGTATGGTGCCGGCTGGTATTGAAATCCTCGCTTGGTGGCGTCACTCTCTAAACCTATTTTCTCATGTCTAAGCAGTTTATTTTGTTGTCTAGCAGCGTCATATTCAAACCCAGTCAATTCAAATGCCATTCTAGGTAAACTAATAGCACTTCTATTGTCGTCTGATAGATCACTTTCCTGATCTAATCTAGCAAGAAATTTTTGTTTTGGGCCGTAAGAGATTGGAACTTTCTGCATATGCAAAACTGTTCCATCAGCCTTTGTTTTTTTAACTGTGATATTATTGAATAACGTACCGAAAATTGATACACTTCTCTTAATAGTTTCATTATAAAAATATGTCCCAAACATTATGTGACCTCACCAAATGGATTTGTTTCTGAGAAGTCTAAGTAGTTGTCTGCTTTATTCTCAAATTCTAAGTTCTGTGCTGATTTATCATGTGTGAATGACATAACATCATCAATTGAATAGATCGTCCAAGTTGCTCCTGAATCGACGCCAACTAACACATCACCAACTGCAAGATTTGTGATGTTGTCTTTGATATTAACTGTTCTTGTTGACTCCACCCAGCCAACAATCTCACCGACTGTAACGCTGCTTCGGGTGACGTTCTCGCCTCTAAGGAAATTACCAGTACCACCAGCATTCATCGTCATATCAATAGTATATGCGTTCTCAGTCTCTATTAGATCAATAGCACCACCCACATCAAAGTCTTCACCACTATATTCGAATAGTTCACATTGTAACTTAAATACAAACAGTTTTCCAACTTGATAGAATGGATTTTCGTGTTCTACGAATTTGATTTCAAACATCGAACCACTAAGAGGGAAGTAGATTAGGTCTCCTTCATTAGGTCTTAGTGATGTTGCAAGGTTAGAGTCTAGTGATATGAATCTTTCCCATGTTCTTAAAGAAAGAACAAAGGTTGCTGTGTCCCTAACCTGAATGCCAAACTTTGACATAAGGTCGCCTTCGCCCTCAAATCCGTCTGTATTTTCTAGATACATTTCTACACCATAAGCATCACCAAAGTGGGCTTGCACATCTTCACCTAGGATGGTATCTTCTTCAACCACTTCTCTAGGTAGGTAGTATGTCTCATGACCATAGAATCGCAATGATTCAACAACCAAATCTTCATAGAGGTGTTGTTCAGTGTTTACTGCATGGTTAAAAAATACATTTGTTGGCATGGGTTACCCTATCATATCGAGTACAGGCATTTCATAGTTCAACCTAGACTCTTCTTCTAATTTTGTAAGTTCTTCTTGTGCTTCCGACTTCATCTGAGCAGCATCAAGTGTAACACCGCCTGGTAATGAAATCCCTGAGAACTTACTCAAGTTTTCACCCCATTGATATTTAACTAATGCTGTTGCATATCTCTTTAACCACATGTCATTATAGATATCAGTCATATCATTAGGGTCTAACTTTCTATAACATTCGATGACTAAAAACTCGCCAGAGACAAACTTTTGTTTAGTTCCATCGATATACAATCTATTACTGTGTGTGCTGTATCTAATCGGCATTCTACCAACCAACATATCATTCATCATCGTAAGATGTGATTGCACCTGTGAGTAATATAGAATACTTGTTGAACTTAAGTCCCACAAATCATTCAACCTAAGTTGGTACTGTATATCAAACATGCTGGATGTTGTGCCAGTGCTGAACGGGAATATATTGATTACACTTAACACATGTTCGGGTAGTGTAATATAGTTTTGACCTTCGCCATATGTTTGACCCGCAACAGCTTGTGTGCCACTGGTAGCAGCATTGTGGTTCTCGTTGGTAAACATTGACGCCAGATCAGCATCTGTAAGTTGGTGTTTCAAATACGTCTTGATAGAGCCATCATAATGAAACTCTCTAAAATATTGTAGAGCTTCATCGATTCTGTCATCAAATTGATCATCGTCAACGTTGATTTCAAGAACTGGTGATCCCAATTTTCGTTTTACGTATTCTTTGAATGTTGCTTTTGAGTTAGGTTCTGCCATGGCTAAATCCGTAGTATTTGTGTATACTACTATTTATAACGTTTGGGAACCTATTCTTGGAAGAATGTTTTGGTGACTACCCTATCTAACTTAGAATCCAATCTTTCCATTGTATCTAATAGCCTTTGGAATTCAACACCCAATTGATCTCTAGTAACGTAGTCTCTAGCAACCTCTTCACGAGTCTTGTTTAGAAGTATATCTATACGTTTGTGTTCGCTTAAAATTGATCTAACTAAAAACCCCATCGGAAAAATGATGAGGGTCATAACGGCGTTCCAAAGGAAGATTGGTGAAATGTTTATATCCATGTACGTATTTAGATATAAGTGACTGTCACTCCTCGTTAAAATCCAATAACGGTGTATTTATTTTTACTAATCCAGCATTCTCATCCAACTCAAAGCAATTCTCATCGGGATGCCATCCTTTAGGGGGGTTGCCCATTCTAGATTCAGGAGTTGTCATGTGGTACGCCATATTAAATGAAACTGAATATCGATCCTTATCGCTGATATTCGGAGCGACCATATGCATCATTCCACTAGGGAATAGAATAAGTTCGCCAGATTTAGGTTCAAATTCCCAAGCTTCTTGTTGTCTATTAGAATGTGGCATATCAGAAACTACTTTCGGGTCTGTATTAATACCTATAAAATTCCCCTCATCCCCATCGGCATGGATATAGAACACTCCACTATACCAACATCCATTATGAAGGTGTGGTTTGTTCCAAGCATCTCTGTCATTGATATTAGCCCAGCAGTTACCCATTTGGTATTTTAGGTCTTGCGAACATCCGTAATATGGCCAAACCTCGTCCATAAAAGTTTGTTGAATTCTATTCATTAACTTTTGGAAGATTGGGTTGTTGTCGACTCCATCGTTAGACTGCCATCCAGTGTAAGCATTGGAAATTTTACGGCCAATAGGATCACGTCTACGCATAGCATCCATCTCGTCTTTGAGCATCTTGATATATTCATCACTAAAACTTCGCTCTTTGCCAAGATTTGGATTTAGTAGGTTTCTTTGAAAGACTACCGTAGGGAATAAATGTCTAATCATTATTTAAGGTCTAACTCCAATTGTATTTCACTACTAGTTTCTTCTGTATTTATTTCTTTCATTTTACCTGTGACGGGATCAAATGGGCATTCTGTGGGTGGTTTACCATCCTCTTTAAAAAATTTACTTTTTTCCTGCCAATACCCTCTTTTTCTGTATGGGCCAAACTCTCTCATGCCTGGGTCTTCAAATTCTTTGTCTTGACCCCATTCTTGCATACCTCTGCTGTATGGGGTTGATTCCCAGTCTGCGGTATAGTGAGACCTTGCATCTGTCCAATGTTTTGATGATTTGACCTCATAAGATGCTACCCACTCTTCTCTCTTGTATGGTATAATCTGACATATAGGTGTTCCCTTCTTAATAACAAAGGAATGATCTACCTTTGGATAAAATATTATCTGAGAGTTGTCCATCCCTACATTGAATTTATCCGTATCTATAATTCCCTGCCATGTTGCAAAATACTCATTCTGAAATAAGAAAGGGTCTAAATAAAAACATGAATAACCTGGCGGGGTTTTTATGTTCCACGGACACCTCATTTTAAAGGCATCCTTTATCAAGGACATTCCATCTGCCCCATGGCCATGGTATTCAAATGCACTTCTAACTTGTTCTTTGGGATGGGAAACCGAGGCGCTGCTATCAACATCAGCATGTGAATCCCATGTATAGAAATCATGTTCTCCTTTGTCGCCACCGACTGTACCATTGAGAACGTGCATGTCTCTATTAGCGACTATTATCCAACCACTCTTTAACCAGTCATCCATAGCTGGACAAGCTCTTAGAGTTTGTTGCATCACTCCTGTTGTGAAATCAGCAACCTTCATCTTCTTCCACCACTCAGGTGAAATCGATTTAGCTAATACTGGTTTAAAGTCTAGTAATGTGTCTTCGCTGTAAGCGTGGAACTCTATCGTTGGCATCAAACCACTCCTCTTCATTTTTAATTAATCTTACTTCATCGCCCCTAAGAACTACAGACTTCCTGTCCATATATCTCGCTCTTGGACTTGGCGCATCAGCACCGTGTGGTATTCTACCATCAAACATTAACAATCGATTTGACTTAAATTCTACTTCTGCAAATTGATGATTCTTAATGTGTTCGTCCCTTCCCATTGCACCCCATTGTGGTCTGTCATAAAACCTCAACTTACCACCCCATTCAGCGGTGTTCCAATATGAATTGGTGTAGTAGAGGAATGATATGTTATAGTCGTCTTCCTGAGCGCAATCTGCGTGGGTGGTTCCATTCAATCCTTGTGTCTGAGAATTCAATCCCATGTACTGAAATCGTTCCCACTTAAACCCAAACTCCATCTGAAGTCTTCTATTCATATAGGATGGGAATACCCGATCTATACCTGACATGCCAGTAGCACCACCGTCCTCATATAAATCCGGCCCTTCTTGTCCTCTAAAGAACGTGGAACCCCAAAATTGATGATGTGGGAGGCCTGTTTTACTGCCACTCTGAACCTCATTGGTTTTAGACCAATACTGAGACCTACTAATTAAACTGTCAAAGTGAACGTGGAGCTCAGGTGCCATCCAATTGTCCAGCACATAAATATCTTTTAACGGTAGCGACTGTACTTTAAATGGGCTATCTATATGAACTATTTTTGGTAGGTCATTAGGATTAGGAACGTCTCCCATTAGATAACATTCACATCAGAGTTATTGTCGTGGTTGGCCATCGCCTGGCCGGGAACTGGCATAGGATTTGGGAATTGGTTGGCATATGACTCAAATGGTTCCAACATATCTTCTCTAGTAGCAAAGATTTGATTCATGAGTTTATCGAATATTACCCAATTAGCATCACCAAATTCCATCACACGTCTAGCATTAGACCTATATGGGTGGTTTGATCCTTCTCGTCCAGCAAATACAACTTCAGCAACTTGTTCAAACCCAAATTGATTAGCAAAATCAGCAAGGTTTTTACTGCATATCTCGGATATCTGATTGACATATTGACTATTAAGTGTTACGCCTGCAGGCGCTTCGGAATTGGAAATGTATGTTTCAATTGCGTCCATCTCCACTTCATTCAATTGATCAGCTTTCTGATCCTTAAATTCAACACCTTCTTTCCAACTTAAAATTTTAACCTCGGGCTCATCGTAAACTAGGACTTCGTAGTCGAATCCTAATTCGGGACGATCTACGTTTTTAAACTCATACTGCAATCCGTTTGCTTTACGTACAATGAGTTCGTTATTTTCTGTGTATATTAATGCATTTTTCATAATAAATTTTTTCCTGTATTGTGTTCTAATAGTATAACATAAATTTGCTATAACGTCAATAGTCTTTTGGCGTTGTGGTAGTTCTCTAGATTATTTATATGATCTAAAGTCATGTCTTTTACCCAAGGCCCACCACGAGTATAGTGTATAGCAGTGTAGTCCCACTTTACTTCGGGGTCATCATACCCCTCAACAAAGACATATTTTTGTGGAATCTCACTAATCTTATCAGTCCATTCAAATTGGTGTAGCTGCTTTCCAGTCCAAGTGTTGACAGCATCGGGAGTTAGTTTCTTACAATCCTCATGTCCATTGTTAAATATCATTAGACTTGACCACAATTTACAGGGGTAGTCTATATTAACTTCTCCATCAAACTTAGTTGCATCATGTTCATAGTGTGGATATTTAATACATGCTACAGCATCATCCGTGTTCAAGTAATAGAACATAGGAAGAACACTCTTTGTGAATATGAAATCATCGTCTGCAAAAATACTGAATCCCTCATAATTTTCTAAGTATGGGATTAGAAATCTACTGTATGTAAACTCAGTACTTTGGTTTGCATACTCACGTGTGTATTCGGGTATGTCAGCAACATCTAGAAGCTTAACCACAGGTGTAAATTTAGTATACTCCACATACTGACCAAATCCAACACTATTTTCAATCTCACGTTTGACTGCTTCTTTAGCAATCTTAGCTAAGTCCCCATGTCTAGAATCGTATCCCAAATAGATGGTCAATGGTTTACCACAAGTTAATGTGGACACCTTTTTACTATGTTCCCACACATCCCTTCTAAACTCTATATTAGAATGGTCGGATTGAAATTCAATGGTTCCATGTGTAAATATCATACTCATATTATCATGTAAACACTTGTGAGCGCCATCGTTAATCTTACTAGACCAGTAATCTAGAGTTTGATCTGCTGTTAGTGCAGTAGCATCGGGAAACGAATCTTGGAAGTCCCATATCAGAAGTTCATGTGACGGGTCTTCCATTTCTTCGAACACTCCCGACCTAACGCTGCCTGGGTGTATCGCCAATTGAACTTGGTTCTCACCAGCAACTTTGGTGAATCCTTGAATTGGAGCCCAAAGACCTTCTTCTCGAATCGATTGTATCAACCAGTGTGCTTTTGCACTATGATAATACATAGAATTTAGTGATACTGGAAATTGTTCTGTTTCAAAGTCTCCAGCTTCCCGTTCTTCACCGCAATAATCTGCAATGTCTTTAATTTCATCATCAACAGTGGCCACTTGAAACTTAGTTGTTATGTTGATTTCACCAGCTGGTTGAATACCCGAAGTGTAAATATCAGGCATAAACCTATGGTATGCATTCGCTGGAAATCTAAGACCATTAAACCCTAGCAGCTTCTTTGATCGTCTCAGTGTTTCTAAATCTTCCCACTTTAACAGTTTGAGAGGCGGCATAATATCCGTAAAGAAATGACTTATCATCTCATATCCCAACTTGCTTTGAGAGTCCTCTTTACTTACGGCATTGCGCCAATCGGTCATATCTATCGATCCCAAATGGAATGATTCCATCTGCATTCGCTCACCATGATTTAGATTTGTCAATTCGGGAAGGGGATTTAGTTCAAGGTGATCCTTGACTTCTTGTAGAGTTGTAAACTTTTTCACATGTAATCCTATAATGATAATTCGTACTAGTATTTATATACATAAAAAAAGGGACTCCGAAGAGTCCCTTAAAAGGTGGTATCATACTTCTTATTATATTATTAACTCGTAATTGGAGAGTTCTGCCAAGATTGTTGTAAAGCACCATCCCATCTAATAACAGGAGTCTGACCTGTTCTAGCATACGTACTAGGTGATCTGTGACTGTATGTAAATGGCGTTTGACCTTGTCTAGAATATGTACTAGGTGATCTGTTCTGATAAGTGAACGGAGTCTGACCTTGTCTAGCATACGTACTAGGTGATCTGTTCTGATAAGTGAACGGTGTTCTACCTTGTCTAGCATAAGTGCCTGGTTGTCTTGCACTTGCGATATACGGATTTTGACCATTCACTGGATTCTGATAGATAGCAGGTTGTCTTGCGTTAGCAATATAAGGTGTCTGACTATTTACAGGGTTCCTATACGTGAACGGTTGTCTGTTCTGATACGTAAATGGCGTTTGACCTTGTCTAACATAAGTGCCTGGCTGTCTGTTCTGATACGTAAATGGCGTTCTACCTTGTCTAGCATAAGTGCCTGGCTGTCTGTTCTGATACGTAAATGGCGTTTGACCTTGTCTAGCATAAGTGCCTGGCTGTCTGTTCTGATACGTAAATGGTGTTCTACCTTGTCTAGCATACGTACTAGGTTGCCTATTTTGATAAGTGAACGGAGTCTGACCTTGTCTAGCATACGTACTAGGTTGTCTGTTAGAATATGTGAACGGCAACTGATAAGTTACAGGGTTTCTGTAAGTAGACGGGGTTCTTGCCTGATATGTAAACGGTTGCCTTGCATTTGCAATATATGGATTTTGACCATTTACAGGGTTTCTATACGTAAAAGGAGACCTGTTACTATAGGTAAACGGCAACTGATAAGTTACAGGGTTTCTATATGTAAATGGAGACCTATTTTGATATGTAAACGGCAATTGATAACCTACAGGGTTTCTGTAAGTGAACGGTGATCTTGCCTGATACGTAAACGGTAACTGATAACCTACAGGGTTTCTATATGTAAATGGAGTCCTGTTACTATAAGTGAACGGTGTTCTAGCGTTAGCAATATAGGGCACACGATATGTAAAGGGATTTCTATAGGTATACGGTTGTCTTGCATTAGCAATATAGGGTACTCTATATGTAAAGGGGTTCCTGTACGTATAAGGTTGTCTTGCGTTAGCAATATAGGGTACACGATATGTATATGGGTTCCTGTACGTATAAGGCTGCCTTGCGTTAGCAATATAGGGCACACGATAACTTGTGTTACTTATGCTAGGTTGCCTTGACGTAAAGGGAGTTTGAGTGTTGCCTATTGCCATTAGTCAGTCCTTAATTCGAATGTTACGGGGTCTTGCCAATGTTTTGATAAATCGAGCTGTTCACGTGCGCTTTCGATTGTCTCGTCTAAGTTTGCCTCAGCATCATCCAGTGCAGTTACTTCTCCAACTGTCCATGCATCTTTAACAACATGAGCTTGGAATGTGATTTCACCGTTACCGCCCTCTACATCATCATTAAACACCCACTCTTTTGTAAGGATGACCACGTCTTCACCAGCATCTTGTATTGTTTTTTCTATTAAAGCCATTATTTTATTCCTCTCATCCTTTATTATTAATTGTAAAAAGTCAGTACACATGCACCCGTACGGTACGGGTTGGCCCCTGTTACAAGCGGGGTTCCCGGCACCAAATAAGCATATCCCCCAAACGGCATTTGTGCTTTTGGAATCTGCACTGTCGAAGCATACCCTCCCTGTCTCACAAACTTCATTGATACAAACTGCATTCCTGAAGGCCCTGTGGAGGCAGATAAGTAAGTAGTCGGGCCACTGTATCCTTGCATTGTAAATGCGAATGGATACGATGCATTGC